AGGCGCTTGTACTAAATTAGCCAGCCCTCCACCGCCGCCGGTAACATTAAATCCGAAATTACTACGACCGTTAGCCACGTTATGCTCCCATCTTACGAGAGGTCATCGGGAAACGATTGTTTACTATCCCGCCTGCGCGTTTCTTTTGAGGCACTTGGAAGCCCATCTTTTTAACAACTTCTGGTGCTTTTCGAGCTAACGCAGCTAAACCTTTATTATCTTCAGGTATTTCTTTTCCAGCGGTAGAACCACCATCTTGCATCATCCCTGCCATACCTGGATTAAAGCCTCCGCCGTAACCGCTAAAATTACTATAAGGGTTTTGAGGAGATAAACCAGAATAACCGAAACCGCCTGCTAACGGCCCAGCCCCTGTTAAAAAGTTAGCAAACCCAGAAGCTAATTGTTGTGGCAAATTATATTGGCCGACAAAGTTTTGATAATTTAAATCCATCAACGCTTGGTTTCTAGCGCGGTTCATCGCACCGACATTCATCATCGATGAAATATCGCCTTGACGGAAACCTTGTTGAGCGCCAGCTAATCCTTGCATCGCGCCTGCAGCACCAGTTTGTGCACCAGATAATTGACCAGCTAATCCTGCTAAAGCACCAGAAGAACCAGTGCCCATACCGTATAATTGTTGACCCGCTCCAGTAAGTGCTCCAGCTGTACCCATACCAGCACCGTATCGTTGGGCACCTAAACCACTTAATAACGAAGAAAGTCCTGATTGCGCAGCGCCTGCTTGAGAACCTAAACCAGCAGTTAATCCCGCTGCGCTTTGTTCAGCCGCTCTAGCCCTCCCGAACTCACCCATCGCTGCATCACGTGCACTTGTAAAACCTTGGCTACGCAAAGCGCCGACACGATCCATCATTTCTCGGGTTGCGGCTCTATCTGATTCTTGTTGTGAAATACGAGATCGGCTACCGCCTAACGCACCTTGCGCTACATCAGATGCTCGTCTTGCGATGTCGCTTGTAGCTTGTCCTTTTTGAATATCTCTAATTGTTTGTTGGACTACAGCATCTTCGAAAGGATCACTAAATCTACTAATACTAGCTGGATCGAATTCTGCTGTACTTGCTCGCGTTTGACCTAACGCTTCTTGTATAAAAGGATTTTGTACAGAAGCACTACGTTCTGCTGCGCGTTGTGCTGCACCTAAATCACCACGTAAAGCTCTTTCAGCAGCTTGAGTCGCGCCGATACCTGTGCGGGTATAATCTTCGCCTTGTTGTTGTGCTCGTAATTGAGCTGCCCGAGCTTCGGAAATACCTCCAGCTTGCGTTGCTAACGCTTCTTCAGTTAACCCTTGAGCGCGAGCTAAAAATGGAGCGTAAGCCCCTATTCCTGCATCTGCGAGTTGCATCGCATATTGTTCTCTAGGAGAAAAATCTGCAATACGATCACCGCTATAAGTAAATGGGCTACTGTCTTTTTTCCCTAAATCTTCAAACTGCTGTTTATAAAATGCTTCAACTTGTGGGAATAAACCGAACCCAGAAGCACCTGTCCCGAATAAAAGATCATAAATATTTCTATCAGGAGCTTGATAACTATACGCTGTATTTTCTTCAGACATTGCGCTTACCAAAGTTTATTTTATCAAGAGCCGCGATCCCTTTTTCAAAATCGCCGCCACCCATATTTCTTACGCCTTTTTCCGATACAACGTATTCTTTATCGCTTGCCCATATCGGAACTAAATCTTCTTTTGGCCCTCCAGGGCCATCGACTTCGCCGCCTTGTATAAATAATTTACGACCAAGTACAGAACCCTCTTCAGGTTTACCTCCTGCAGCCATACCGACACGTTGCGTCCTAACTTGTCCTGGTTGAAATCTTGGTCTTGGTGCGCGGATCGGTGCTTTGCGATCCTTATCATCTTTAACTAAAGCAGAGCCTAATAGTTTTCCAAGATCTTTCCCTGCTGCAGTAAGTTGTCGAGCAACTAAAGGATTATCTTCTAAATATTTTTGGAACTTTTCTAAACGAGTTGGATCAGGGCTTGGGTCAACACTCGCTAAATCTGGAGAAGCAACGTCTAAAGTAACCTTCCCTAAGCCTTCTCCAGCTGTTCGTGCTCCTTCGGCATTTATCTCCACAGGAGAATTTACAGCTTCAAGCGACTCTGTAGCAGTCTCTGTAAGGGTTTCTGGCACTGCTTCTGTTACCGCTTCTGAGGCATCCGTAAATATATCTTTGAGAAAAGAGAAAAATCCACCGCCGTCTTGTTTTCTTTCGGCAATTTCTTGTAACGGCGCGTCGACACGTTTACGGTATTCTTCGTTTAGAGCATTTACTAATCTTTCCCCACCTAAATTACCGATACCTGTATTAGCGCCATATGTTGCGTATTTATTAAGAATATCCATCGTAACATCGCGAGGTAATCCGATATCTTCTCCCTGTTCTATAAATTTAGAAGCGTTAGATTCAGGGTTCATCATCGAAGTAATCAATGAAGAACTTTGTTCGTCATCGAAAAGTCTTGTCATGATTTCTTCTTCTTAGCTGGTTTTTTCTTAGCTTTACCGCCTTTCATAATATCTTTATCGACAGTAGCAGCTTTACCACCTGTCAATACAGAATTTACACGAGCCATAGCCCATTGGTGTTGTGAAGTTCCAGGACGATGCCCTGTTTTATACGCAGCAAGCCCTCGTTTATATACACGAGCAAGTTGACCAGCGGTTACTTTTTTGCCTTTTTTACGAGCTGCTTCTGCTTTGTTAGATAAGGCTTTTTTAGTTTTTTCTGAAAGACTCATGACTTTGTGCCAAACCTTTGTTTAAACCTGCGAGTATATTTAGATTCAATAGTTTTCCTACGCTTACCTTTTTTCTTATCAGTCGAAAATTTGTAAGCTGAAGGGTCATCCATTGCCTTCTTTTTATTCCTAGCTATTTCTTTTTTCCGTTTTTCTTTTTCTTTCGGAGTCAGACCAGCTAAGTATTTCGCAGGGACTTTAGGTTTTTTCTTCGTCTTTTTCATAACTATAACGCTACTACGATATTACCATTCGTAACAACTTGGACTGTGCCTACGCTCCCTGTTGCACTCAGTCCTGACGTACTTGGCGTAGAGATATTCTGCCAAACATTGCCTAAATATACTTGAAGAACACCTTCTGTAGTATTCCAAATAATGTCTCCAGCAGCGAACTGTCTTAGGTCACGATCGGCGCTAGTAAACTGTGGGGTCGCACTAGGGTCAAAAGCATCTAAACTTATCTCTAAAACCCTGACAAATCTATTAAATGTCTGTGCGTCTACAAACCGCGAGTAAAACGGGTTGAATAAAGGCAATCTACCCTGGAGTAGTTTTGCCATCAGCGTCTACCGTTAGGCTGTAAATCTAAACGTGTTGCTCCTATCCTAAATCCTAAACCTAACCTCGTTCCTACGTCAGCGTCATCATCTGATTCGAAACGCACTGCGGCTTGTCTAGCTCTAGCTCTCGTATCTACTTTCGTTGTAGATGCAGTAAATGCTGTTGTTTGATCGGTAGTTAGGCTTTGTCCAGGGAAATCTCTAGCTTTTAAAACGACGTTCAATGTTTGTGTATCACCACTATCCCCCGTAAATTTTACATCAGGGATAAAGCGCCGAATAAATTGAAACTCTTCGCCATCGCCGATATCGAAATCAGCACTTTCGATAAATACGTTATCCATCGGCGAACCGTCATCATCGTGCCCTGTTTCGTGAGAATAAATATAATTTCTATCGTCTGCGAACCCTGCTGCTCTCGGGAAAGCAACAATACCTTCGTCTAACCATGCAGTACGAGAAAGAGCACCTATAGCCCACGTTCCCTCGACATAATTAAAAACGACATACCTATCTATCGTTATACTATCAGCGGTGCAATAAAACCAGCCGACTTCGTCGAACTGTTTATTTAAAAATCCAAATACTTGGAATGCTTGTTTTTCGTTAAAATTATCAAATACGAAACTGTGCACGCTACACGGCAAAGGCACTACTGAACCATTGTAGGTATAAAAACCTTTTTTATCCATCCAATAGATACCCGTAGGCGAATTAATAGCGGCATTAGGGCCAATCAAACTAACGCCTTCGTTAACTAGATTGAGTCCAAAAGTATTAGGAGGGCCGACAAACTGTAAACTATATAACGCTACATCAGTCCATATCAGCGTTTCTTGTCTCGCTCGTATACCGCCGATAATTTCAGAACCAGCAGAACAACGTAAAGAACCTGCTGTATTAGTAGCTCTTGGCTCAAAATCGAAAGGGTTTTCTTGATCAGAAAAAGCGATTAGTAGTGGGTCTATAGCCCCAGAACGAACAGCCCCGTCCATTGGATCAGCGCCTAAAACTATAACGTGACGGTCAATATCGGAAACTAATACTTGTAACCCTAGCGTGGGGACTTGATTAGCTCCTGATTTATCAGATAGAGCTACGGCTCTTTGACTGGCAGTAGAAAAATCCCAGTAAAAAACACCACCAGCCCGTACATTCGCGATTAAATCTTCGCCAAAATTATCTATAGACCATAATCTTAGTTGGTTATTCGCTGCTAACGAACTCGTAGATCCCCAAGTACCTGACCCCCATGCACCAGCTCCCCAACCTGTGCCGTCGATAAATACATCTAAGCCAACACTAATTTGATAGGCACCTATGGTAGAGCTGCCTCCGTTACCTGTATCGGATGAATTAGCTGTAACGGTATTACCATCTGTATCTTTGGCTGTAATCGTGAATGCGTTAGCAGAGGTAACAGCAGTAACTTGATATTCTTGATTTAAAACGGTAGCAGTAATATTACCGCCTAACGAAGCTGCACCTGAAAATGTAACGAAATCATTTAAGTCTGCACCATGAGAAGTATCGTTAACAGTGATGGTTGAAGAGCCATTCGTTGCAGAAAAAGTAACGTCTCCAGCACCTGTTGTGGATCGGATAGGAGTAATGTCGTTATAATTATCTCCTTCTTGCCAATAAAGTTTGAATGTCGTTCCTATAGAAAAAATACGGGTGCCGTTTAAAGTGACGTATGCGTGTAATTTTCTACCTTTCCCTTTTATAGACGAGGTAAGGTATTTAACCCAACCGCCTATTTTTTCAGGTAAGCCTTTACGAAACCGAACTAGATTACCGTCAAACCACCCGCCTTCGGCAGTATAATCAGTGCCTTCTTTATTAATACCAGGATTGAAGATAAATTTTTGTAAGGGCATCAGATATACTCACCACCACGGATCATTTCGGTTACGCGAATGGCTCTCGTACCTACTTGTTGCGCCCATTTACTATCCATAAATTCGTCTGCAGCCACATCAAACTGCTCCCTAGACATAGCTTCTAATGCTTTTACAAAACCTCGTAACCTAGTCAAACCAAGATTAAAACAGATATCAATCATCGCGTCCTGTCTAGCCTCGTTTAGAGCGCCGAACCAGAAATAAGTTTCTTCAAGTTCTTCTTTAACCCGTTGTATATCGTTTTGTAAAAGATAATCTATTTCGTCATCGGATAGCCCCAGCCCAGATTCAGAAATATTCCTACCGACGCCAATCGTTTCGTAACCAGCTGAGCATAAATAGACTTTAGATTTTACGCCTTCGTGACGTTTAATCATCTCTACTAACTGACTCATTACTTTTCTCTAGCTACCTGATTAACTTTTTCATATGAGCGCATAGCACCCAGACCAAGCATTCCCATCATAACTGGGACGAGTAAAGTTGTATCTACCTCTGGCACCTCCATCCAGATACCTAAAACATTCGCTATAATCGTGTTGTATAGTAAACCTATCGCACAGATCCACCCGATAGCCGGTCGCCATCCTGCGACAAATAAAGATTTATGTGCCGCCTCCATCTTGTTTATTTCGAGTTGCCCTTTTAGAGCTTCTTGAGCATGGCGCTCAGACATCGTAGCGATCTCGTGCGCTAAAGCATTTTTCTGATCTTTATCTTCTATAAACTTATCTAATAGTCCAGTAACTGGCCCAATAAGTTGTCCCACTAAACTCATATTTATTTCCTATTCGACCAAGCTTGAGCACCGAAAAATGCAGCCAGTATACCTGCGACAGATACAAAATAGACTGCCGCCATATCTCCTAAAATACTCGCTGCTTGATTCAATCCAAAAAGTTCTGAGGCAACGACGAGTGACGGATATAACAACATCCCCCATAATGCGAACCAACTCATAGCTCTTTGAGCATCTGCCCGTTCATGTTGTAAACGTAGTTCTTGCAATTCTTTACTGGTTTGTAACTCATCGTCGCTAACAATACCATCTCCATCAGAATCGTATTCAGCGTACTCTGAACCTTCTTCGAGTTTTTTAGCTGCCATTTCAATCCCAAGTTTTCGTATTGACCCCGATACGTTTCGGTATGCAGTAGGCTGTTATATTTTCTTGCATCTGATAATTGTTGTTAATTTTAGTTTTACCAGTGCTAACATAATATGCGAACGTATTACAGCGAGTAATATCTCGGAAATAGAATTGTTCAGCGATCGGTTCACCGTTAACTACGACGACCAATAAAAACGCCATAATCATCCGAACGCTTTGAGGATTAATACAAATATCAGAACGGCGATGCCACCACCGATAATAAGAGTCGTGCCGCCAACAAGAATTTGTTGAATCAGTATCTGTCTTTCACGCTTACGTTTTGCCACTAGTCTCGCGTGCGCCCTCCTGTCTTGTTCTTGCTGCCTAATCGCCTGGTCATAATCCTCCAATAGCTTGGGATCTGCGACGAGGAGCAAATCTCTTAAATCTTTTTGGTATCGCTCTTGGTTCCTACGAAGCATCTGTAGCTTGAGGATGTCATTCTTAGAGAGGGCATTGAACGTCGAGCTTTTTCGTTGTACCTCAAAGTTATTAAGAGCTTCTCCGAAATCTGAAACTAAAGCCATTGCCTGTTGGACGTTAGCCTTACCTTCATTAACATTTTGGATCACCGAATTGATCTGCTGGAGAAGCATCCCAGCGGCTGCAACAGACTCGATAATCATGGCTTATACGCTTATATTTACTCGTTGTGTCGATGCTAATTGCTGCGCCTCGACCCTGTTACCTTCTTTCGTATAGATTGTCGGTATGATTGTCTCTA